AGGATTAATAGGTGAGATTAACTACCCAATGGTGGGACACTTCAACAATCCATTGAACCCTACCTTTGATATTAACTTTGCTACTTGTGATTTTTACTATTATTCACCTCAAAGCTTAACAAACAATAATCTTTATAATCTATATTGGAGAAGGACCATTAACCAAATCAATGTAGGTAAAATGCTTATAGCTAATTTCAATCTTAAGGAAGATGATATACAAGCTTTAAAGCTAAATGATAAGATTAGAATAGATAACAGTTGGTGGAATATTAACAAGGTAATTGATTATGATGCAAGCCGTAACACGCTAACAAAAGTTGAATTAATAAGCATTGATACTGAAATAGATTTCGCACCATTTATTAGCCATGTAGGCACAGGCGTACCCGCTAACCAAACGACTACACAGGTAGCAAGTACAAGCGTACTAAACACAAAGAACGATCACAGTAATATTGTTATAGGCCAGGTCACAGGTGCAGTAGTAGGTTCGGGTAATGTTATCATAGGTAAAAAGATTACAGCTACAGGTAACGGCTTGAAGTCTGCAGAAGATGGTATCATAACTGACAACCTAACTTTAACAGGTACGCTGAACGGTTTGCCTTATGTAGCACCTCCTCAAAGATATGTAGTTAACTTAACTCAAGCGGGAACTGCTGACCCTACACTATCAATACTAGAAAATACTTTCAGTATCATAGAGTGGACTAGAGACAGTCAAGGGGTTTATAAAGGTTTTTTAGTTGACTACACTTACGGTGATATATTGAATAGCCAAGTAGCAGTATTTGTAGGTAACTATAACAATAATATTTTAATAAGTGCTTATTACTCTAGCTCTGATAATTGTATATTGGTAACTACTACAACAATAGGAATAGGTTTGGCAGACGGCTTGTTAAACGACACAACAATAGAATTTAGAAAATATTAAGATATGAACGAAGTAGAGATACCATTAAAGATAAGTGGCATAGGTGCAATCAAAGCAGAACTAAGAGCTTTAAAAGGTGAGATAGCTAACGCTACTGATCCCGAATCTATGGCGGCCCTTGCAATGAAAGCAGGGGAACTAAGCGACAAGTTAAAAGATGCTAATGAGGCCGTAGCTACATTTGCCACAGGTTCAAAGTTTGAAGGTATAAGCAACTCGTTTAGTGGTATTAAAGATAGTTTAATGTCTTTAGACTTTAATGAAGCTGCGGAACGTGCTAAGGTATTTGCTTCAGCAATGGGACAAATAAAGCCTGATGATATTAGTAAGGCGTTTGGTGGATTAACAAGTACAATCGGTTCAATTGGCAAGGCGTTTGTTTCATTAGGGCAAACAATGTTAGCTAACCCTATCTATTTAATTGCTGCAGTTATAGCGGGTATTATAGCTATAGTAGTTTTGTTAATGTCTAAGTTAGGTTACCTGGACCAATTAGTAGAAGGTGTGGGTGTGGCCTTTGATGCACTTATAGAAATCATAAAAGAATTCGGTGAGTCTATGGGAATAGCTGCTGCTGAAAGCGAACAGTTTAAAGCAATGCAGGAAGCAAACGCTGAAGCTAATAAGGCTTATGAGCAGGGAGCTGTTGACGCTATAATGGTGACTAATGAAGTAGGTACGGCTTTTGAGATGGCGGCTTCAGGCGTAATGTCTAAAGAGGAAGCATTAGCGGTATACAACGAAAAGTTAGGTGATACCTTTGGAGCGGCTACTACACTGGAACAAGCTGAGGCAAACTATGTTGCTAAAACAGGTGCTTACATTGAAGCAACAATGGCTAGAGCTAGAGCAGAAGTCTTTGCTAAGAAGGCAGCAGAAGAATCGGCTAAAGCAATTACAGCTAAAACAAAAGATAACACTACAGCATTAGATAAGACAGGTTCGTGGATAAGCAAAAACAAAGCTTTAACTGTTGGGCTTACTGTTGTTACAGGTGGTTTAGCGGGAGCAGTCTTAGGTGCGGTTACAGTAATGAATACTAGTAATGAGTCTTTACACTCTAAGAATAAAAAGAGAACTAAAGAGCAGGAAAAACTACACAATAAAACTGCAAACTTATACGAAGAAGAAGCAAAGAAGGCTTTGGAAACTGCACTTGAATTAGAGAAGGCAAATAAGATTACTAACAATGGACAAGTAAAGAAAACTAAAACTCACAAAGACAATTCAAAACAAAGAATAGAAGAAGCTGAAAAGGAAGCTAAGCGTTTATATGATATTGAAGTGAAAGCAAATGAAGAGCGTATAAAACTTGAAGATGCACAATTCGATTTATTAAACGAACTTACTTTATCAAAAGACGAAAAGCAAATACTTGCAATTCAAAAAGATTACGATAAAAAGTTTGAACTAGCAAACGGAAACGCTGAGCTTGAAAAGTTACTAACGATTCAACAAGGTAAAGATATTGCAGAAGTAAGAGCGGCAACAGCAAAAGAGGCAGCGGATAAAGCAAAAGAAACAGCGGATAAATTAGCAGCAGCACAAAAGGCGGCTAGTGATTTAATCTTTGAACTTACAGCTACAGCAGAAGAAAAGGAACTAAAGGATTTACAAGACAAGTATGATGCTGAACTTTTAGTAGTAGGCGATAGTGTCAAAGGTAAACTTTTACTTGCTGAAAAACTTGAAAAGGATCGTACAGAAATTGAGAATAAGTACGCACTTGAAAGGATTGCTGCAGCAGAAACTGAAAGGCAAGCTAAACTCCAGGTAGCAACCGAAGTAGTAAATGGTATTGCAGCTTTAGGTAACGCATTTATTAAGGACCAAAAGAAACTAGAGAAATTCAACAAGGCTAGTGCTTTAGTACAAATCGGTATTGATACGGCAAAGGCAATATCTTCTTTAGTAGCTATGTCACAAGCTAACCCATTGAATGCTGTAACAGCGGGAACTGCAGGTATTGCACAATTCGCTAGTGGTATTGTTTCAATTATCACTAATATAGCAAAGGCTAAACAATTACTATCTAATCCCGGTGCTAGTGCAAGCGGTGATACAGGCGGTGGCGGTGGTGGTGACACAGGTAACACTTCAACAACTTCAGCTACCCCTTCAATTAATTTGTTTGGTCAAGGTAACAATGCTAACTCTATGAGCTCAGGAAATTCATTAGCTACAGGTGGGGGCATGACGGTAACAGCTATAGTAAGTGAAACACAAATAACTAATGTTCAAAATAAGATAAATAAAATAAATAAAAACGCAGAACTATGATAAGCTTACAGGCCCTAATAAACGAAATAAAAACTTTTTACGATGGACATTTACAGGTTAAGAAGTTTGGCTGTGATTTTAAAGAGCAGTTATTTAACTTTGCTACTAAAGATGAGCGTTACCCTATTGTGTTTGCTGTGCCTAATGGAGCGACACCTACCGAAAACACGACTGAATTTACTTTTGATATTTATTGCTTTGATATAATCCAAAAAGATAGGGCAAACATACAGGTAATACTTTCAGATTGTCACCAAATACTTAATGATCTATATGTATACTTTCAACTAAGTAATAACTACACCTTTGATATTATTGGTATACCTACATTTTCACCTTTAAACAATGATTTATTAGACTACGCAGCAGGGTGGCAAATGACTATCACAATGTGTGTAAATGATTGGACTGATTGTGCTGTACCTTTAGTAAACAATATAGACTAATAGACTAATATAGTTATGAGCATACCTAACAATTGGGGAGATTGGAGACCTAACCTAACACCTCACACTGGCAATTTACAGGCAACCGATTTAATAGAGTGCACTATGATTGTAGGCGGTCTACCTGTCAACACAGCCATTACAGGTGCTCAGATTATTGCAGCTTCAGGTGGTAGTATTGCATGGGGTGCTATCACAGGTACACTGTCAAGTCAAACAGATTTGCAGACTGCACTAAATGCTAAGCAAGCTACTCTAGTAAGTGGTACAAACATTAAAACAATTAACTCTACTTCTTTGTTGGGTAGTGGTGATATAGCAATAGCAAGCTTAGATATTTTACAAATACAAATTTTTTCATAATGGCTACATTTACAAAAGTATTATTAAGCGGTTCTACAAATGGACAACCTATTAAGGTAGTAGCTACTGCTACAGTTGGTACAACAATACACGCTACGCAAACAAGCTCAAGTATTATTGATGAGGTTTGGCTATATGCTTGTAATACTAATACAGCCACAGTAACCTTAACTATTGAGTACGGAGGTGTGGTAAGTCCTGATAATAAGATAGTAGTTTCTATACCGCCACAAAGCGGTTTGGCTATTGTAGCACCAGGGTTAGTATTAACAGGTACAGGTGCAGCTGCTAGAAATATTACAGCCTTTGCAAGTGTAGCTAATGTCATTACTGTTGTAGGTTATATTAATAGAATTTCGTAATGAGTAGGTTTGGCTATAGGACTAGATTAGGATTAATATACGATGATATATTAACGCCTATTTATGATGCCGATGCACAAGCATTTATTACCGCTGCAGGTATAACTGATTTAAACCAACAAGCTGCAATAACTAATCTAGTAATAGGATTAAAAACTGATAATCTTTGGACAAAAATGAAAGCTATTTACCCTTTTGTAGGGGGTACTGCAACAACTCATAAATTTAACTTAGTAAATCCCGCAGATACGAATGCTGCATTTAGATTAACTTTTAGTGGTGGTTGGGTGCATGATATAAACGGTGCTACACCAAACGGAAGTAATGGCTTTGCAGATACTTACTTAACTCCTTCAACTACTTTATCTTTAAATTCAACTCATTTAAGTTATTACTCAAGGACAAATATTTCAGCAAATCAAGTAGAGATGGGTATTACTGTAGCAACAAAAGAGCTTTATTTAATTTATTCTTATAGTGGATTAGGTTTTAAAGGTTTAAATACAACTGCCGTTGCTTCGGGAACAATATTTACACCAACAACAGGCTTTTTAATTGGGAATAGACCAAACGCAACTACTGAAAAATACTATTGGAAAGGAACTTTAACTGATACAATTGCAAGAAATAGTATTGGTTTGGCACCTAATAAAATATATTTAGGTTGTTATAATAACCCTGCCTCTCCTTCATTTTTCTATTCAAGTAAGCAGACAGTATTTTCTTCTATAGGTGATGGATTAACAGATACCGAAGCAGCTAATTTTTATACAAGAGTGCAAGATTTTCAAACAACTTTAGGTAGACAAATATGATAGCAATTTTAACAATAGAGCAAAAGGATTTACTAATAGGGCAACAATATGCTACAGATAGTTTTTTCAATCCTATAGAAGACTTTAATAATAATTGGGTAATTTCACAGGAAGAAATACAGCAAAACACGAATGATAATTTTAGTTGGTTAGCTGACTTAGAACTAACAGAGTATAAACCAAAAGAACAAATAAACTTTATATAATGGCGTACGCAAACAACGGGGAATTCAATGTACTTTATGGTACTCGCAGAAAGATGGCTAATGTACTTAAGAAAATAATCTTAAAGGAAGGTTTAATTGACTACGGTACGCTATACGAAAGTGTTAGGATTAACGCAAAGGTACCCGCTTTAGGAAATTTAGAAATTCAAATAATAGCAATGTATTACTTTGGTTTCTTAAACAATGGTGCTAACCTTTGGAACGGTGGCGTAATAGAACCGTTTTTATTGTGTGCTCAATTAACTACTGAACTAGATAACCAAGGTATAACTAATGAAATTTATGCTCAGTATACTGATTGGTTAACTAAGCGTTACCCTATTTTGCAAGTAGCTACTATTCTAGAAAGTCAAAAGAAAATCACTTATTCATTTGAACCAATAGGTGGAAGCTTCACAGGTGTTTTAACTTTTAGAGGCTAAGCTCTTTTTTCATACCTAACATATTAAACACTAACACCAGGGGCAACTCCCCTAGTGCTTCATATTTTGTTAAGTCACCACCACATAGATTATAGATCATTAACTCCCAACTCCATTTTGTAGACTTCTTAGTTTGCTCAATTTCTTTTACTTCTTCCGGGTCCATCTCAAGCTTTTCTTCGGGTGTCAAATCTTCCTCACCTTCAGGGTTAAATAAATTTTCATAAGTCTTAAGGAAGTTATCTCTAAATTGTAGGAACTCATTGATAAGACCGTACACTTCAGTAACAGGTAACTCTAAAAATAAGTCTTGTCTATCTTTAGGACTATAGCTGTAAGGCTCATAGATGAGATTAGAGAACTTATCTACTTCAGTACGCTTATATCTTATGCCCGCAATAATTGCAAGGTTCTTAACATAGTCACTAGCGAAATAATGTTCAAGGTCTATGTACTCATAAAGTGTAAGTTTACCAATTGGTTTAATAGTCAAATCTAAAAGCTCATTTTTAAATGAATTCTTAGGCTGTGACTTAGTAAAGTCTAGCTCATACATTAAGTCGGACATATCTTCAATATCTATATCTTCAATATCTTCTAAAGGTATGTCACAAAGTATACTTAACGCCTCACTATTGTAAGAATAGGAACCGCATGTAGTGTCTAAAGTACTTAATTCAATGAACTGCTCTACAGTTATATCACTCCACGATTGGGGTAGTTTCATTTTTGGCTTGTTGGTTAATCTTTTGTGCTATAAAATGTAAGTAAGGAATAGCAACATTTGCTTTTAACTCCTTAAACAACTTTGCTTTATGCTTCAAATGGGCCTCAGCGTAGTGCTCTGTATTACTTAAGTCTTCACGCTTAAACATTATAGCCGTAATTTCTGCAATATAACCAGGTGCTTTAAGGATTACACACTTTTCAATTAGCTTAGTGTCACGAACTGACAGCTTAAACTCCCCAATATACTTATAACCTTCAAGCTCGAACTCAGTAACTTGTACCAAATCATCTTTAGAGCCAAAAGCGTTAAAGTCTTTTACCATCTCAATAAAGGTATCAATGTCAGTGTCTTGAAAATCTTTCTCAGGTATACCTAAATATTCAAACACCTTTAAATGCTTTTCGATAGGGTCAAGCTCTTCATTGGCATTGATTGTAGTGATTGCCTCAAATTGTGCAATGCTTAATTCAGTTACGCTGTTTGGTAACTCTTTGTCTAAAATTGTTATCATAGTCTTTTTTTTAACAAATATATAAATAAATTAATATAGACATGGCAAAAGATTTACCAATTTATAAAATTACTATCGACCCGCAATATGCAGAAGATGGTGAGGACTTAGGAATTGAACAAATAGCTTTTACAAATATGCCCGCCATAAAGGTTAAAGGTATGGCTTTCAATAGCGAAGTAAAGGTAATGAAGTACGCAGATGATTTAAAGTATAGAATTGTAGCACCCGCTATGATACCAATGCAAATCTACAGATGTGATGATGATGGATTCGAGTATGAGGTTGAATTTTCTGTTGCAGAGATTGAGGCTATACATGGTAAGTTTATGCAGGACATGCGTAACAAAGACTTATTTAATTTAGAGCACGATCAAAGCCAAACAGTACCCGCTTATATTCTAGAGTCGTGGATTGTAGACAACCCGAAGCAAGACAAAGCTTACAGCACTTATGGTATTGAAGTACCAACAGGTACGCTAATGGTAACGGCACAAGTTACTGATACTGAATACTACAACAAGCTTGTAGAGAATGATCAAGTAGGCTTTTCAATTGAAGGGTTTTTAGGTCTTAAATTAAAGGAACAATTAAAACTAAATAGTATGAACAAATTACCAGATGGTGAACACTTAATTGAAGGTAAAATCTATGTCGTAAAAGGCGGTGAGGTTATCGAAATTAAAGATGCACCTGTAGAAGAAGTGGCCGCTACTGAAGAAGTAGAGATGGCTGAAACAGTAGTTGAAGAAACTGAAGTAGAAACTGAGGCACCAGCAGAAGAGAAAATGGCGGTTGACCCAACAGCAGACGCAGAAGCGATTTTAGCTATCGTTAACCCTGTTATCGAAGAGCAGGTTAATCAATTAGTAGCAATGATTGCAGACTTGAAAAACCAATTTGAAGAAGCAATGGTTACAGAAACAACGGAAGAGGCAATGAGCGAAAATGTAGCTTTGTCTGTTCACGAAAAATTTAAAGCGTATAATAAATTAAACAACTAAATAAAAACAAAAATGAGAAAATTAAAATTTGATTTGGACGTACAGCCGGAAGCGTTATTGGCTGCTAATCCTGAAGCATTCTACTCGACTGCTTATTTAACTGAAGATGTAGTTGATAACTACCGTACTTTACCAGGTGTAAAAAGTAAAACCAAATTATCTAATGTAGTATTCGGTGACATCTTACAAACTTCTACTTGTGCATTTACTGCACCTACAGATGAATTAGGAGCTATCGAAATTGATGTATGTGCTTTAAGTGCAATGGCTCAGATTTGTCAATTTGACCTAGAGCAGTCTTTTGTATCTTTGCAAATGGCTAAAGGATCTAACGGTGATTTCACTGTTGCTTCTTTCATGGATTACTACTGGAACGAAATGGCTAACAAAATTCAAGGTGACTTAGAATTGATTAGATGGCAAGGTGATACTGAAGGCGAAGGTACTGTATCTTTGTGTGATGGATATATCAAAGGTCTTTGTGCTGATGTTACTGTAATTGACGGTGGTTTCGGAGCTGTAAACTTAGGTAACGTACTTACTAAAATGGCGGGTGTAGTTAATGTAGCTCCTGCTGCAATTATTCGCAGAAAAGCAGACCTTCGTTTTTATGTTTCTTCAAATGTAGCCAATGCTTATGAGCTTGCAGCTGCTTCAGGAAACACTGCTACTTATGTTACTCTACCTTTAGGTTTGACTTACTTAGGTATCAAAGTTGTTGTTTGTCCGGGTATGCCTGATGATACAATGGTATTAACATTAAGAGATAACTTAATTTACGCATTTGATGCTGAAGGAGATTCTAAAGCGTTGAAAGCTATTAACATGAGCGATACTGTTGCTGAGCCTTATTTGAGAACTCGTGCTAACATGAAAGTAGGATTTACTCACGTTAACGGTGCTGAGATTGTACTTTATAATGTTTGTAACGACTAATTAACTAACCTTAAGGGGGGCAACCCCCTTTATTAAAACCCTATAATTATGGCTTGTGATGCTTTAGAAACGATTGTAAAATCGTGCGACAACAACAGCGGGGGTATTTACGGTATTTGGATTAATCAACAAGACAATATTGCAAGTATCACCCCAACTGATCCTTCTGCTTCAACGTGGGAGATTTCAGCAATTACTTTAGAGGCTTTAGCTCCTAACTTTACTGAATTCCAAATCAAAAGAAACACAGGTAGTTTCACAGAAGAGGCTGCTATTGATTTGATTAATGGTTCTTCTTATGTTACTCAAACTATTACTTTGATGTTTCACCGAAGAGACAAAGATAAGTCTAATGCAATTAAAATCTTAGGTTCAGGTCA